TACCAAGATACCCGTCATCCATAATTTAGCGTGTGAAACTCTTTAGCATCCAGCCATGCTTTTGATGTGCATCAAGAATGTCTTGTAAGAAGTTACCGACAGCAGGCTCATCTGCTGCATCTGCAAGTGCGATACCTGTACGTAATTCCATGATGTACTTGTCATTGTCTTGTGCAAGTTCTGACATCATGATAAGTGGTGAAGGTATAGCAACTAAGTCTTGCACTTTAGATAGTTCCATCATTCGTGCAAGTGTTGTCGGTGCATATGAACCTAATGCACGAATGTGTTCTGCGATTGGGTCTGTGTTAGCAAACACACCTTCATAAAACGTACCAAGAAATCCATGATACTGTGCAAAGTCTGGTCCTTCCACATTCCAGTGGAAAGTATGTGCCTTGAAATACAAACCGAAGTTTGTGCCAAGGATGATTTTCATTTGTTCGATTAATTGTTCCATAGTCTTATTTATTTGATTTAATCATCTTCAATAATTCAGTAGTGGAGCCAACAAAAACTGCTTTGTCGATGTTGACTCCTTTTGTGGTTTCAGATTGGGGTGCAAGCTCTCTTTTCCTTTTCTGAAGTTCCAACAAATCTTTGTTCATCTCGGCCAGATTCTTCATCATTGTGGCTAAGACTTCATATGCTCTCGGTGATTCTGATTGATTGGCAACAGATGCCAAGTCAGTCAATGCTTTATTGCCATTACTGATTAACTCACGCATATTGTTACGAGCAAACTCAGCATCGGCATCAACTTGATTTACACCTTCTTCAATAACAACAGGCAAAGTTTCTACAGTCTGTTCCTGTATAGGTTCAACGTCAAAGATTTCGGATAGATTTTTATTTAATTTTTTCATGATAATGTGTCAGGCCATTCTGTAATTGTTTCAATGTAACCGTAGTTAGCATTTGGTAATGATGATGTTGGGTCTGGTTCTGTAACAACAGCAGCAACGTTGACCGAACTAATGTCAAGTGTTGCAACATTATATGATGCTCCAGAATAATCTCCAACAAGAGTATAATATTTTTCAATATATTTGTTACCACCAGTAACAACAAGTGTGCCGGTTGAAGTGTTGCTGAAGTATTCTACAGTACCAACAAAATTATTTGCTACGTCACGAATTGTTTCACCCGTCGTGAACACACTTGAACCATTTGCAAAATCAACATAAACCTTCTGCAACTCTTTGGATGTAAGATCGATGTTGATATTTGTATTTGCAGCATTGATGAGTTTGCCAGATTTGACGGGTGGCCAAATGAAACTCTTTGCCGTAAATGACAAATCCCAAAGAATAAGTCTCGTTGTACCGTCTTGCATACCACCTTCATACTCAACTGTAGATGCAACAGAATTGAGTATAATGGGCACTGTATACTTTTGTTTCATTGATGGAATAAAATCTACCACCACACTGAAGTCAGGTGTAAAGAATGGTAGAATCTGTTCTAATATCTGTGTGCCATCTTCTGTATTGCGTACATAGATTGACAGACTGAATTCAAAGTTATATGGCACAGGAAGAAACTGTGTTGCAACACCAGTGTTTGTTGCTGATGCAAAATTCTGTAGTGTAGAAATTTGTTTGCGACTCATATCATACTCAAGACTGTCAAGATTAAATGACATTCTTGGTATTACAGAGTTCACTGACTTGATAAGATTGGGGTCAGAGGTAATCTGTGTCAAATATCTTTCTTTTGGTCCGTATGATAACGGCACTTTAAGTTTTTCTTTTGGTTGTCCTGCTTGAGTATAACGAACAATCTCAAGGTCATTAAACAATGTACCAAACACAACCACCATCTTACGGATGGTGCGGTGATAAAACTGAGCATTACCTAACATTACGGTTCTCCAAACGGATTAACTTCCGTAAAGTCAATGATACCATCGCTTGCTGCTTCGATACGAGCATTGTCAATGATATCTTCAAATGCGTTGTTTTGTGTCGGTGCATCAGATGCAAGTACGACTGTCCATTGTGATGAACTTGTATTACCTTTTACATTTGCTGAGGCTGAAAAATCACCTTGCACTCGATACACATCAATGTATGAGTTTGGTTGAAAGTCGTATACAAGTGCTTGTGCTGTTGCAGTGGACAATGATGAACCTTGATATACAATCTCATCATTTACAAATTTACCTGAACCTGTACCCAATGAAATTCTAATTTTGTTATAGTAACCACGAATATTGTTATCAATGTCTTTGACACCGGTTTCAATAATCTCATTAGAGAAAAAGAATTGTTTTAGTTTGATTGCATACAAATATACATTACCACCACGACCACGACCTAATGTATAGAACATTGCTTGTGAGTTTTCATTCTCAACATAAGTGATTTCAAAGAAACCATTTAGCATTGGTATATAAATTAAATCACCTTCACGTGGGCGTGTATAACCATTTACAGCATATCTAAAACGCAAACGTGAAACAAGCATGGTTATTTCATCACGAATCTCAAGACCAAACTTAGAAATAAAATCTTGTTCGCCATCATATCCATTGACATTTTCAAGATACATTTCAATTGGATGTGCTGTGCGATACTCTTTTAGAACATCTTCACCAAACAAATAGTCTACTTCATCACGTGTTGTACGTGGTAAATAGTATACATCAAGACCGTAAATCTTGAGTGATTCAATTACCAAATCTTCAACAAGCAATTGCTCCGATGTTACAGGAGCATCTGCAAGTCTTGTTGGAAAATTGTTGAAGTAGAAATTAGTTGCCATTAGCCTGTGAAGATTTCAGATGGCAGTGAACCCATCATGTAAATCTGCTCTTCCATATCTTTGATTTCTTCGGTTGCTTCATCATAAATCTTTTGACCATTCAGTGTAACACCACCTGGCATTTGAATGCCTTCAAACTTTTTGAGATTGTTGCCCCATTGTTGTTTGATTTTTGCGGTTGCTAATTGTTTTAGGAATCGGTCGTTCCACACATCAGTTGTACCTTCAATTTGAATTGCTGAATTATCATGTGTCAGTGTTGGTGGACCAATCAGTGTAAGACTTGTTGGCGATTCAATATTACCAACTTGTTTTGATTCTGTGCCAATGGTGATAAAATCAAACGGCACAATCTCTTGGTCAAACTTTGTGCCATAACCTGTAATTGTATTTGATGATGGTGAGCCTGATACTGTGCCAGTTAGTGTAACTGTTTCTGGACGAATTGTGCGATAACATTCAACAACAATCCAATCACCTGGCTCTACATCTCTTGTCCAATCGATGTCTAGATGTACTCTATTTTGATGACGATTAAAACGAAACTGAGGTGTACCAGAGAATAACAGATTCAATGTGCGTAAATGTTGCATTGTAATTTCATATGACACATATGATACAGATGTAAAGTCATACAAATCATGCAGACGTAATTGATAACGCAAGTCAAACATATTGATTGATGCGTTTGATTGGTCAAAAGGAAAAATGCCTGTGACAAACTGAACGGCATCTGGACAATAAATCCATTGACGATTAATATCTTCTTGTGTGATTTGGTGTTTCATGAACAGTTTTTCTGTTCCATCATAGTGATAATCACGCCAAAAGTTTAACGCATCATCAATGCGGTCATCAACTTGGTCGTCATCAACGTTGATTTCGATTACTGGCCAGCCAAGACGGCGTAAGCAGTAATCTTTGAATTGTTGTCTTGTGTTTATTGACATGATTGTTTATTTTAAATAGCCGTTCTTAATTGCTCATCCGTTGGCTCTGGATACAGTTCACACTGCCAACTTTCAATATAGTCACCATCACCATCGTTTCTTAATTTTATATTACGAAAAAATTCTGACTGTGGTAAGTTTGGATATACTGCCATTATTCTATCGTATAGATTGTCGTAAATTACCATTGTGGAATCTCTTCAACCAAAATAAAAGTGTCTTGACTATTAAAAGCAGTTTGATTACTACCAACAAAATGTTTACAATATAATTCCCAATATTCACCAGTAGTAGTATGAGCGTATGTACTGAATACTTGTAAAACAGGCCAATCACCAGTAGCATTAACTCTACTATTAATAAAATATTCAGCACCGCTGATATACAATCTTACTTCCATATTAGCACCACTACCAATATTGCTAATTCTCCAAGCACCACCCACTCTATATTTACTTGGTCTTTGAATTACTACTCTTGAATTGGTTGTATCTGACATACCTGGAACACCATTGTCAGCACCAAACGTGGTGTTCATACCAGTTCTTTTTGTATCTGTGTTATTTGAAATCGTTTGTGTAGCAGATGGTGTAATAGCACCAACCATTGGTATACTTCTACCACCAACTTTACGCCATGCAGTACCATCACAATAAAGAACACAACTTTCATTTGCCCACATAATTCTTGTTAGAGCACCATCAATCATTTCACTGCCGTTACCATCCACTGTCACTAACTTTGTTAGTGTGTTCGACATTTGAATCGTAACTATTCTTCCAGTATTGCCTGACACGGCAGGTAATGTCAGAGTATAATCAGCAGTAGTACCAGAACAGAAGTGAAGATTACCAAAAGAGTTGGCACCCATTGTGTAAGCACCAGTAATTGCAATGTTTGAACCTATTTGATTATATGCTGTAACTACACCTGTCAAAGATACGTTGCCAGTAAACACTGGATTAGAATCAAACAGATCACTTGAAATTGCGCCACTGGCAATTAGATTACCCGTAATTGTACCATCGACAATGTTATTGCCACGAATGGCATTCTCTACAATGTTATTGCCAGATATAGAACCATCAGCAATTAAATTGCCTGTGATTGTACCAGCGGCTATATTATTAGCACGAATGGCATTCGCCGCTACTTTGTCACCAGTAACAGCACCAGTTGCTATACGACCCGATTCTACTTTTTGTTCTGCCATTTTGTTTAATTGATTTGACTATTTAATCTTTCATTTCTTTCAGCAGCAGATTCTATATTTGCTGCTAAAACAATCTCTTCTTTTGTTCCAGAGATGGTTTCACCAGCAGCAAGTTTACGCTGAATCTCATTATTTACGATGCTATCAATTGCAATTCGACATCTATTGTGTACAGCGTTGTCAATCCATTCTTGCTGAGATACTGCTACGACTCCAAGAGCCTTATTCTCCGCTTCTGATAACGTAATTGTGTAAGTTACTGACATATTAACCTCTTTATCCTAAAAGCCATCCCGAAAACAGAGCATAACAACTGCTTGCAACCACAGGACTATAATATAAAACAACAGTATCATCAGGAGCTAATGAAACAATCATAGAATTACCTATATCTTGATAATTTCCAAAAACTTCTATTGCTTCAAATGCAAGACCATTCACTCTAAATTGAAGAATGTCTCGTCCAGAAACATCCGAATCTCTGCCCAATTGGAAAGTAAAAATATATTTTCCAGAAATAGGAGCTGTAAAAATTCCAGTGGTAGTATCAAAATGATTGCCATTATTATAACCATAACCAGATATGAATTCTGTGTAAGACGCAAAATTACCAGCGGTGGTTCTATTGGCCGCTCTATAAAATCCTCCAAATCCAATTTGATTTGGCATTAAAAATCTTCCTCTTGAATCAAGAGTTACTTGATTGACTCCATTAGTAACAAACGTAATACTATTTGCGTCAGGAAAATATATGCCTGCTTTTGTATTTGAAGTTGGTGCAATTGCAGGTAAATCTAAAGTTCCATTAGAAGTGTAAAAAGTATTTGCTGTCACATTGCCAGTAAACACTGGATTTGATTCTACTTTATTACTAGTAATTGAACTGTTTAATATTAAGTTACCAGTAATGGCATCAATACCAATCAAATTACCAGTAATGGTGCCTGCAACAATGTTGTTGCCACGAATGGCATTCTCTACAATGTTATTGCCAGATATAGAGTTATCAGCAATTAAGTTTCCTGTAATTTGTCCAACAACAATATTGTTGCCACGAATAGCATTTACATCTACTTTATCACCAGTTACGGCATTTACAGCAACAGTATTATTTGTCACTGCTCCTATATCAATTAATGGTGAACGAACTTTTTGTATCATTTTTAACCTACACCAAAAATCGAATTTGAACTTAATATGGTATAAGCATTTGCTCCTGTTTTTATTGTAGCAAAAGAATATACATCTATAAATTCTCTTACTATACCCGCAGCAAAAGCTGGTTTTGAATTACCAAGATATCTTAAATTGGCAGTTTGGAAAACACCATCAACAGAAACGTTTGCTGCGTATTGATTAATATTTTGAGATATTAAAAATACCGTATTAATTGATTGACCGGGATTTAAAACTTGATCAAGTCTAGTTGTAGCATTACCACGAAGAT